GCCTTTTTCAAGATACACTTTGTCTTCCCAGTCTTCCCATTTTCTTGCAGCTTCATCTATGTCTACCTCTTTCACTTCAAGGGTGTTAATAAAAGGGAGAAGGCTACAATACACTCCATTTTGTATCGCAGTATCTCTACGTAATTCTATGTTGTTTGAGAGACTTAATAAACAAAGTTTTCTTTGTTGTCTCTCTATCTCTGCCACTAAAGCGGCTTTGTCTATAAGTTCCATAATCTTTACTTAATGTTATACATTCCTTCAGGCGCCTTCAGAGCAAGGCCTTTCTTTATGAGTCCTCTGTAATCGAAGTGATGAGAGTTAAGCCAATCGATTCTTTCAACCGATTCCCTCTCATATAAAGAACACGAAAACGCTCTGTAGAACAATGCATATTCTTTCTTTTCTTCATCAGTTATACTTGACATCGGACGAAGATATGGTTTAATTTGACTTAAATTAAAAGCATTATCATCAATATAATATTGTGTAGTTGTTCTGTTTAAGGTAATATTTTTTAATGTAAAAATATCTCCTAGGTATGTTTGATATTTTACTCCATGCGGTAATCTCGCACAGAGGTCTTTAAGCAGTAATTTTTTTTCTCCTTGTGACATAATTTTATATTTTAAATTGTTATTTCTGTCCAATAAACAATATCGTCAATTGTATACTGAGATTTATCTGGTACTAAATGTGTTTCAATGTGTCCATCAGCAGATTCATCCTTTATACCAGTCCAAGTGCATACTTGAGAATCTTTCATTATACAGACAAAATTATGAAGTTCCCAATCGCTAATAGCAAAGTATATATCATTTTCTTCTTGCTTATTCCAATGCGGGTATTGTTTATCTTTCCACTCTGCCATTTCACGCAAAATAGTATCTATATCTACACAATCCATCCAAACGCCATACCCATCAAGAACACGAAGTTTTTCTACTCGTATTTGTCTTATTTTCTCTTCGTTTGTCATATCGTCAAATTTTAATCGGTTCGTCGTCAAAAGTTAATGTCTGCCCCGTCAAGGCGATGATTGAGTTAAATGGCAAGGTTATTCCTGAGTCAGGCTTAAACGAATTTAATTCTTCAATAGTAGTATGCCCCATGTCGTCAAGCCAGTCCATCCATTCATTATCTCTCTTAAAGGGATAGCGCTTGAATATTTTTTCTATACCATCTTTATTTACTGCTAGATACGCCATAATCCTCTATTTTTAATTAAATGTTCATAACCAAGTTTTTTAAAATAATAGTACAAATCTTTTACTTCTTCAAAAGGATATGTATTTTCTAAGGCATTTGCGATTTTATCACAATCTTTCTTTGTTAAAATAATATCACCTAGTCTATTTTGTAAGTCATGTATTTTTGCTAGTTTTGTTTTAGCTCGACTCATAATTATTTAAATATTAATTTTGGTTTAATTTTTATTGTAAAATAGTCTATAAAGAATTAATCGTTGAAACTTAACTATTAGTCATAAGTATACTTATGAAAGTTTCCAAACACACATCTAAATACAAAATTATGAATAGTTGTCCCGGGCTGATTCGAACAGCCGACATTCACCTCCAAAGGGTGACGTTCTAACCAACTGAACTACAGGACAGTACCATTTATTGTTTTATTAATTTTGAAGCCATTACTATTATTTCGTCAATTGAAAATAATTGTATCTTTTCTTCATCATAGCTTCCATCATCATCCACTTTCACCCATATGTCATTTTTATCATATAAAGTTAATCCTGTAACCACAGTCATATAGTAGTTATCTTCGTCCCACTTATTTGGAAATTCTATTGGCTTAGAGAAATTTATTTCTTTAATGCCCATTTTTGACATAACTTTTATGATGTAGTCAAACAGAGCTTTTCTAGCATTACTAACGATTGTATCTAACTCATCTTTTAAGATTTTTGTATTATTCATTTTTATTTTATTTTTCAAAATTGTCAATTGCAAAACCAAAGCCAAGCCAATGTAATACAATTGCAATTTTTTTCTTTTTACTTATTTCAATTGTAACACTTGGTATTATACTTATTACTGTATTAATCCATCTGTTATTATCTTCAGATTTAGTAACAAATGTCTGGTAAAAATAAATATTTACTTTTTTCATAATTCTTTTAAATTAGTTTCATCATATTTATATTGTTCAAGAAGCCATTTAAGAAAATCTAATCTACCAGTATCCCATTTACCTCTAGGCCACCAATATCCATCATTTCTAGATCTAGCATTAAATCTTTTAGCATTACTAAAGTTTGCTAAAGGTAAATACCTATTTCTAGAAATATGTAAACCATAGTGATACAAACTACCCCAAAGAGCTATACATATACCTTGATTGTGATTATGTTTTAAAGCATACTCAAGTATATCTTTTCTATAAACACATTTAAGTGTTTTAGGAAACAAACGCTTTTGTATTTCTTTAATTATATTCATAATAAATTATTTTTAATAATCAGTACAAAGTGCAAGTTTTATAGTTTCTTTTCCAAGAATTTCTATTGCTTTATTAGCAAGTTTTTCTGATTTAAAATAAACAATACTGTTGTTCCATACCGCACCACAATGAATTTGAATTCCATAGTCTCTTATAGTTATATGGTATTTATCTTCTTTTATGTCATTCCAATTAGGTTGCCATCCATCATTAAGATATTTAGCAACATTCATAAGCATATTAATAGCAAGAAGTTTTTCAAGTTGCTTTTTAGAAGTCGCGTTGTTTTTGCAATTACAAGTGATTTCTCTATTGTAACTATCAAAAATGTCTCCACCGTCTGTAATATAATAATGGATTTCATCAAGAGGAAACAACTTTTTTGCTATATCTTCATAAGTAAGTTTTTTCTCTTTTTCAACAAGAATAATCTTATTATCTTTTATTTCCTTTACTTCAAGAGTATCTGGAATTTGAATAATTTGTTCTTTCATAATTTATTTAAATTAGATTAGTTAAACAATATTTGATTGCTGCTTCAACTGCTTCTTCATAAGTATTAAAACTACACGTCGCACTTTCAATACAAAAATCAGGAAAAGCAGTAATTAAACTTTGAGCATATACTAAATAATTTCTATAACCAGAACAATGAACTTTTATATGAATGTTTCTTTCATCTCTCAACCATTTAAGAGCCATTTGATGAGTTGGAGCAGCTATAGGACAAATGTTTAATTTTCCTACATAATGAATCCAATCACTATTATTTCTAGTAATTTGTCTACATTGTTCAAATGTGCTATATGATGTATGTTGGCTATCATACATATGTGTACATTGTTCATCAAATCCTTTTTCTTTAAGAAGTTTTGCAACTTCAAAAGATACATAATCTTCAGTAATCATTTTATTAATTTATTTAATGGTTCAAATACTTTTCTTTCTTTTCAACATCCCATTCGTATTTTAAATTTAAAACTCTGAAATCAAAGCCAGCATTAGCATCGTTTTTTCAAATTGGTCACGCTGCTCTTTGGTTACTGGACAAAAAGCAGTTTTGTTTTGAAACGTGTCTACATATGTAGCAGTAATTTCATTTGTGTGTTCTTCCATTTTTATTGTTTTTAATTGGTTTGTACTCCGAGTGGGATTTGAACCCACATGTAACCAATTACGGTTTCAACTGTGTATAAGACAGAGCCGATACACTCCAATATTAAATTTTTGCGGAGAGGAAGGGATTCGAACCCCCAGACCTCGTTACGAGGCCTCTTGTTTTCAAGACAAGCGCAATAGTCCACTCTGCCACCTCTCCATTTATAAAATAGCGGAAAGTAAAACTAACCAAAATAATTAAATAGGAACTTTCTATGCTATTTGTGGACACATGTGGGACTCGAACCCACGACATCCTGCGTGCAAGGCAAGCGTTCTACCAACTGAACTAATGGCCCAATTTAATATTTATATTGTAAAATACAATAAAGTTTCAAAAACAAAACAAAAACAACAGAAATCTTGTTTAGTGTAAAACCCTAAACCTTATAACAAGATTCGGCAGACTAACTGCTTGGAGTTTTTTGTCCAGCACCTACTTAACCCAATAAGCGGAATATCTGTAGCTTTGTCACTGCCGTCTTTGTTTGTTTGATTGTTTTTTGATATCTATTGTCGTTTCAAATACCGGATTCCGTTGGGAAATTCATCATAAACCAAAGGATTTAAGGTATTCCGGTTTATCACAGCATTTATCTACCATATATTACTGCAACTTGCCGTAAACTTGCGTAACGGTTTCTGCTCAGGCATTAAGTAGAATTAATAGGGTGAAAATCCCTATCCCTATCCCTTGCAAAGGATTAACCGTGTCCTTTGTAGGAATTTTCTAAAAGTGTAATCGAAAATTCTTTGTCGGCAAGGGTGGACTCGAACCCGCGATAACCAGACTGAAAATCTGAGGTCCTGGACCACTAGACGACTGCGCGATATAAAATGTTGTTTGTTATCTGTTGCAAATATTCTGGTAGAGTGCCAACAGTATCTCTTGCTGTCTTTGCAACACAACTTTTGACAAACAACTTTATTTTCTATAAAAGGTTTGTTTTGATTATCATCCTTATCAGGTCCTTGCCATTCAAAGGAGGAACGTAGACCGCTCGCTTGTTATACGTACAAACCTTGAAAAACGTTTTAAGAAGTACTCCGAGTGGGACTCGAACCCACACACCCTTGCGGGCAAGGGATTTTAAGTCCCTCGTGTCTACCATTCCACCACCAGAGCATTAAGCTTCCTATCTTTAGGAAGCTATTATTTTATTTGTCTGCAGAAATCTGTTCATTGAGATAATCATTGATCTCTTCAATGTTTTTGAGACCTTCGTTAATCTCATGCTGTCTGTTGATACAATGCTGCAATTCAGTAATAACTTCATTGATGCTGGCATCAGCATTAGTAAGCTTTTCAATAGTAGCAGTCATTTGGTCTTCAATAGCAAGAAGCTCAGTTTCTGCATTAAGTTTTGCGTTGTTAAGAGCACTCTCAACACGTTTGACTTTATTGTTAAGTTTAACTTCTTCAAGTTTACCTTGCAAAATAGCAACAATTCTTTTCATTTTGTTTAAATTTTTAATTATTAATAATTGAAATTTAATTGATAATGTTTCTTTTTAGGAAACAAGTTTAATTCTGTTTCGGTTTGTGGTTCTTCTTTTGTACAATTTAAAGTGCCTGTAATCACATCACTGGTTTTTTGTATAGAGTTTCTAAAAGATGAAAAGTCTACTGGCTGGGCACTAAGGTTAATTAAACCTATATTTTCTAGATGTTTAGTTAATTTATTCCATATATAACCTTGTTTCAGTAATGCTTTATCTAACAACTTTTTCTCTTCTTCTGTGGCATAAGTTATTTTAGTCATACTTGTAATGTTCCAAAGCGTATTTGGATCAAGATTAATAGTTCCATCATCTAAACAATAAGATGCATGTCGATATATCTTTTTATCTTTCATTTCTTTAAAGAGATATATAAAAGATATGCTATTAACTAAATCATTAGTTATTTTAACATAATCGCCATTCTTTAACTCACAAGGGTCTACCGTTTTATTCATTTCTGAGGTAACTAATTGTAGTGTTTCATATGACCAATAATAGCAACCATTGTCTAAATCTATGTGATAACCTGCTATTGTTATTTTGGTGATTGTAGCAAGTCGTCCTTCATATTTCCGCATATCATCTATATAATTTGGCGAATGCAGTATCTTAACTTTATCTCCGACTTCAAAAAAGTTTTTCATATTAGCGTAAAATTTATGACGTTGGTATTTAAACAACAAGACAAAGATCCATTGAGTGATGCCCACAACTTACTCTTATACCTCTACTGAGGCAGCTTTATCTTGTTATATGTGTTAATTATGCGCTTACCTGACAACCATGAAGATTGCCATTCTCAACCTCGTTCCAGATACGTTCTATAGTCCCTATAAAACCATCTGGGCATTGATACTTTTGTTTTACAGTTGTGCAAGGAGCCTGCAACCACGATTTGTATTTTTTTTCGACATCGTCTGCAGGACCTTTAATGTCCGTCATGTGGTTGCCTTTTCGATCCCACACTCTCCGTGAAATTATATTTTTGTTGCGGTTAAGGAAAATGTCTTTAAATTTTCCTACAAACTCGGAGTTTTTCTTCTCCAAAACTGTTAAATTCGTTAAAGTTGCCATAATTTTATTTTTTTGTTGTTTAACATTCTTCAGTACAGTCAATCCAAGTTTGGATATTTTCTATCTGCTTCTCGTATTTTGATTTCATGGAAGGATTATCCTCCATTTGTTGATAGAGTTCCTCTTTCCTACGAAGAAACATATTTATATATCTTGCTTTGTCTTCTTCGGTAAGCATTAGTCAAATTCTTTCTTTGCTAACACAAAATAACTTCCGTTGGTGATAATACACCATTGATAAGACATATCCAATAATTCATCATAAGGTAGATCATTGTCAATCCAAGCTTTATAGTCTTCGTTAAATTCGTCAATCAATGTACTGTCTACATAGATGTAAATTGCCGCAGTATCTGTTACAGAATGAACAATGCTGTCCATCTGTTCCCAGTCAAACTGGTCCGAATTGAAGTATTCTATGTAGTTGTTTTGGAATTTATGACCAAAATAAACATAAGATATGGCGTCGAAATCTATGTCAATGGCATAAACACCTGAATAGTCTTCGATATTTTTGGCCTTGTCAAGATAGGCTTGAAGAGGGTTTTTTGCACATGATGTACAAATTAAACCAAAACTGAGTATTGTAAACAAAATTATTCTTTTCATATCAATAAAGTTTTATATATCTTTTGAATTCTTTTAACGCTGCTCTTCTGTCTTGAAGAATTATTATTTTTTCGATATGGGCTGGATTACATTTTGGGGTTATAATAATACCCCATTCAAATCCATTTCTTCCAAAAAGAGTCACTCTCTGAAAACGATTGCACATAGTCAATCGCAAAGTGTTTTTACAATTAAGCCTATGATAAACACGGCCAGACTCTTTGATTTTTGTTGTGTCGTTTTCGAGACGTTTTGTCTCTTTTTTCAAATTGTTTTTCATGACTACGTAGTTTTTATAATTAATTTTTTGTTAAAATTAAAAATATTTGTTGCGGGGGTGGGACTTGAACACCACGACCTTCAGCTTATGAGGCTGACGAGCTACCACTGCTCCACCCCGCAAGATTACCACCTATTAACGGTGGTCCAAGAGTTGATTTCAAAGAAGTTTATTCCCAACCTAACTAAGAATAGTGACGCTTATCTTTTTTTATTGAGATTCGACTCTTCAACAAGAGATGAAAGCTTTAACTTGTATTCGAATCTATTCTTCTCTTATTCATATTTTGATACTTTCTCTCCGTAGCCCGTTATTTCGGGATGGCGCCAACCTTTATAGGCTAACCTGGTTGCCTTAGAGAATGTTAGTCAAACTTACCAGGACTTAGGGCACCGTCGAGTAACTATTATATCAAAATTAGTCAGGTGAATCAGATTAGAAATGTTTAAGAAAGGAACGTTTCACAACGCTCCTTTTGAAAAAACGTACAAAGATATGAATTTTGACTCATCAGTTATGAATCGTACCCCCTCCGCGATTCGAACGCGGGACCTACGACTTAGAAGGACGTTGCTCTGTCCAGCTGAGCTAAGAGGGCATACCCCTATGTTTCACAACATAGGAAACTTAATATGACATTTTATGTCCGAGTGGCTGGGCTTGAACCAGCGACTTGATGCTTATAAGGCATCTACTCTAACCACTGAGTTACACTCGGATAATTTTAATCAACTGTTTTAATAACATAGATGCTATCGATGTTGCTGAATTTCCTTGTTATCGCCTTAAAAGCTTTGGCAATAAAATTAGTTGTTCTGAAACTGCTAATTTTACCTGTGTTTGTGATTTTATATACCTGTTTCATATTATTGTAAATTTTCGAGTTTGTTATTTACTGCCTGCAGAAGTTTGTAATAAATCTCATTCTCGGCAAGTTCCGTTAAATCCTCTTCAGTCTCCATTGAAATCTCTGAAGCATCAAACTCCTCCAAAGAAGAAGTAATACTGCTACATATCATAGCAATAGACTGAATTGTGTCTGTATAAACATCTTTTAAGCTCATAAACTACAGATATTTTAATGACAATGTAAATGCACTATAATAACGCAACCGTTCTGGAACAAGTTCAATTGACGTTATATCCTCAAAAGGGCAATAACCAATGAAAACGTCATTGTATGTATCGTCTACAACAAATATGTTAAATCCACTGACAGAACCCTGATTACCTTTTTGAGTTGCAATTAATTTCAACCGCAAATCTGCAATTGTGACAACGTCATCGATATCACATATTGCTAACTGAAGAACAATATTCTCCAGATTTTTGGAATTTAGAATCGTTTTCATATATCTGTTTTTTAATTTTAATCATCATTATTATTAGGAAGAATATTTTAATCGTGTTTCTATAGGCTTTCTAGAATACCTTAAATATGATAGAGAAACACCGCATACTGATTCTTATGAATCTTCTGCTACTTTAGTAAATTTATTCAGTTTAGTATGTGTCGGACGTTTTTGAACTTTATGATTTTGACAAAAGAACGAGGGGGAGGAGTATCTCCCTCATTATTAGTCACTTACCAAGGTTTAAAACAAGTCCAATCATTTGTAATAAACCCAATCACTTGTAATAAGTCCAATCATTTATAGAGTTGCAATCAATTATATAATTGCAATCATTTATAGAAGTCCAAGAAAGAAAGAAAGAACCAAAGAAAGAAAGAATCTATTATAATAATATATAATATATAATATATAATTATTAATATATATTAATATTTATATTAATATATATAATATATATTATAATATAATATTATATTATATAATATAATATATAATAATATATATAATAATATATAATATAAAGATCCAACTTTATGATTTTGTTCCCAAGTCAACCGCTAGATTGAAATGGGAAAGGGAGCTGAACTGTATGAAATCCAGCTCCCCGAACGAGGAATTAATCCCCGTTGGCCAGTTCATCGTCAGTGAACGCAGCCTCTCCTGCCTGGCTTGCCCTTGTCAACATCCAGAAAGGTTCAGCGTCGTCACGGCCGTGGTTCGAGAACGACAGTCTACCGGCATAGAGCAGGTCGATGTCCTCTTCATAGTCGACATCGTGGCCGATTGTGACGCGGTCAATCTTGATAGGAACCTGGACACCGTTCTCCATATTCAGCAGGAGACCTTCAGCGGCAAATTCCTTGTAGGACTTGCCGTCCTCTTTCCGGGTGAATGTCTTCTTGGTCCAACTGAAATCACTGGCGCTGAATCCTTGTTCAGCATCATAGCCGAGCTTTTCGAGAATGGTGACGTTTTTAGTGACGTCAATGCTTGCAACATTAAGTTTTTTCATAATTTTTTATTTTTAAATTAGACATTTATGTTTTAAGGATGATTCCAATAATCATCCTCATTTAGATAAATTCCATTGAACCAACTATCGAGAAGTTGATTGAGGTTATAGTCTTCTTTAGTATCCAGCCAATACTCTCCACAGAAATACTCATAATCTGAATTTATGTATCTCTTTTCAAAGACAACTGGTACTTGGTCAGAATCTTTATGCACTACATAAATCTCACTGTAACCATAGTGAGTTTCATAGTGTTTGAAAAAATCAATAGTTGTATCAATCATATTATTTATATTTTTAAATTATACATTGATGATCCGGGGGATCCCTCCCACGGCGTCGAGGGAAGGGGGCGGTCGGTGGGATTATCCTCACTCCTTTTAGATAAAAACAAAAAATAAAAAAAAATAAAAAATAAAAATTAAGATTTTTTATGAAACTGTTTTACTTTTTTATTTGTATAATTCAAAAAAAAGTTGTATTTTTGCAATGAATTTTTTAGGTTGATTAGATGACTTTTTAAGGAATCAGGAGTGGCTGCACCCAGCGTGGTAGAGGTAAGTCAGCCCTAGGGATAACAAGCATGAGAACTAATAATATATAAACGCCTCCTGATACACTGGAAAGCTTGCCGTGGAGCTCGGCAATTTGGTATGGTTTTATAGAATGCAAGTTTTATAATGAACCATACCAGGTTGCTTTATTTAATCAAGTTAATAAAAATTTTAATTATAATATATAATTTATTATATATTAATGGGATAATTATGTTCAATTATTAAATATGTTTAACATTATGATAAGAGTTCGTTATAACAATTTAGTTATTGATGTTGATGAGTATAATATTCATATATATGATTCTTATAAGGTTAAGGATCGTTCGGAGATGTATTCTTGTATAAGGTTTTTAAGGAGTTGTTGTGACAATTATGTTTTAAGTAACAGGAGTGACTGGTCTTTGGTCAATGAATGGGTTGGTCACAATAACTTATACAGTTTAGGTCTTTATGAGGACAGGACACGTTCTGTTGATTTGGACTATCCTTCGAAGTGGTATATGGGTATTGTATGGTTTTTATCAAGTATTATTATTTTATGAAAGAGTTGAAAGACAAGAAATTTAATTTGTTTGGGAAGAGATACATTCTTAAATTTGTAGATACGTTAGATGATGATCCTTGTATCGAGGAAGGCGATGTTTTATATGGTATTACCAGACATCCTTTCGGGGAGATAAAGGTATCGAAATCCATTAAAGACAAGGTTCGTGATGATGATGACTTGGAGATTACCAAGCTTCATGAGTTGTTTCATGCTATACTTGATGCTGGTGCTTATCATGATTTGAATGGTGATGAGCCTTTGGTTGAGTGGTTAGCCAGGTGTACATGGACTTTAAAGAAACAGGGGGTTATATAATGGCTAAATATTTTACTTTAGAGGAGTTGACAGCTTCGGAGACTGCTAGGAAAAAAGGCATTAACAACAAGCCGAACGAAGCCGTAAAAGTTAATTTGAACATATTGATGGAGCAGCTTGACAAGATCAGGGAAAAGTTTGGTTCGCCTATATTTGTCAACAGTGGTTACAGGTGTCCTGAATTGAATAAAGCTGTAGGTGGTGTCAAAACCAGTCAGCATCAGCTTGGTGTTGCTGCTGATTTGACAACGAGGTCTAAAGATCTTAACAGGAAGCTTTATGATATGATTATAAAGAACTTTGACTATGACCAGTGCATTTGGGAGTCTTCAGGTTCTTCGATATGGATACATTATTCTTATGTACGTCCCAACAGGAAGCTTAAATTTAACATTATAAAATGATTTGTTATGTTTTGGGAAGATTTAAGTATTAAAGAGAAGTCTGATTTGATGAGACTTTATATATCGAATGGCATAATGGATTTGGATACCATAAAAGAGCATTACAATACTTTTCAGGATGGTGGTGATATTAAAATGCCGAGAGGTTATAAGGTTTCATCAAAATTGATGAAGATAGCACAACGTCAGATAGACAAAGATGCAGCTTTGCAGGACAGTGATTATGAGCCTGGCAATGGCATGCCTCAAGCTACATTTTTGATGAACAGGAAGAACCAGCAAAAAGCTTTTGAGCAGTATGGTTATACTAGACTAAACAATAATAAATATGGTCCTGTTACAAATGCTGTGGCAAACAGTCCACATAAAGACATACCTGTTTATCAAAAGTATCCTGATGTTAACGTTAATAGGGATAATCTGCAAAAGATAGGCACTTTTTTAGACAATGCTTCTGCTGGTGAGACAGCTGTATATAAAGGCCCACAAGACAGTTATTTGCCTGATCCTGCATATTTTCCTGTGGAGGTATATATTGACAGAAAGACTGGTAAGGTTTATAATCAAGGTTGGGATTTCAATGATTATCATAATACAGGTAAAGCCTATGGTACTTCGAGGTTAAAAAATATTGCTGGTAATTTATTAGACAGAATAGGTAGTCCTACTGTTGTCACCACTGGTTTGCAGGCAAATCCTTATTATTCTGCTGAAGCTGATAATTATATACAGGATAAAACCAACGGTTTGCTGCATTATGAGCTGAATCCTGCCACAGGTGATTATGAAATAATGCTGCCATCTGTTACAGTTACTGCCAAGAGAACCAATCCTGTAAGTAAGTCTAATGTGGAGTTGAAACCTGCATCAGAATTGAATGAAGAGGAGTTTTGGGATATGATGGAAGCCAACTCTAAACAAGGACTTAGTTTTGCTACAGGGGGTTCGTTGCCTGACCATGACCCAAAAAATCCTTATCATTATCATAACAATAAAGGAGAAAAAGTGGTTATTACACCAGATGATTGGAAAGCTAACGTTGGTAAACCTTATTTTAAAGAAATAGAAGCTGCTGTAAAGGCAGAACAAGCTGCTCATCCTGGTCCTGAATATGAAAACAATCCTGATTTTGTTAGAGATTTAAGAAGTGTTTACAAGAATAATATGGGCAATGATTATCAGAATTATAGATATTTTGCTTCAGCACTTCCAGAAGGATATAGTTTCACTAATGAAGGATTGATAGTAGACCCACAAGGTAATTATTATGTGCAGTCTGGTTTTAGGCAATCTCCTAGATTTACTTATAATAGTGATAGTCCTTTACAGTTTACTATTAATGAAGGTCAACCTATTGAAAAAACTCTTACGTTTTATCCTGTTAATATGGATAGAAGAGTTAAAGCTTCTTTGCCTGTCAACGAAATAATGAATGTTGCGGAGAAAAAAAGACAGCTTGTTAAAGATACTTATAGTATTGAATCTCATATATTAGGTCATGGTTTTCAAGGAGATGAATATGAAACATATCCAATACCTAAAGGTGCTAAAATAATAGGCAATAGATTGGTCACATCTGATAAAAGTATATTAGAAAATCTTATAAGAAATGCTAGGAAAAATAGACCTGATTATAATGATTGGAACATTAAAACTAATACAGCTTCAATAGTTATACCTGTTAACCCTACTGTAACAAGGGATGGACAATTTACACATATAGACTTTTCTACAGGCCAACCTGTAGTTAAACAGCAAAACGATTTTAACTTTCAAGCAGGTGGTCGTTTATATCAAGAGGGAGGTCCAACTAATAATGAATCTGATTGGGTTAAAACGTATGAAACAGAATTAGCTTTGCATCAGTTGGGTTGGGATAATCCTGATAATAAATTACATAGTGATTATGCTGCAAAAGATTCTAAAGGCTATTATGCAGGATACAATTTAAAACCTGTAACTGTTACTGCTAAACATCCTTATCATGATATCTGGGGAGAAGAAAACTCCGTTCCAGCAGATTTAAATACTCCAGAGAAATGGCAAGATTATAAAAATTTTGTAACTAATGTACAAGAAAGACCTGATTATAAAGGTGTTCAGACTTTTATGAATGTTGCTGCGTTAAGTCCTTTACTTCCTATATTAGGACCAGAAGCTTTATCTTTTGGTAAAGAAGCTTTGTTAGGCACAGCAAAAGCTTATGCTAAACCTATGGCTACAGCAATGCTTGGATTAGCTGGACATGAAGGTCTTAATAATTTGTCTTTAGAAGGCACTGGCAGCACTTTTGATTATAACTTAGCTAGGAATATAGTGCATAGTGAGCCTACTTCAGGTGACATACTTGCTGCAAGTTTTTTGAATCCAGGATGGTATTTAGGTGGAGTAGAGCCTAAAGTTTTAAACTACACTAATGGTGTAAATAAAAGATTGGCAGAGGTTGGTCTGAGAATGGGCGATAAATTGATGCACACGTCTCTTAAAGACGTTCCTAAGTTTCTTAAAGATAATAATGTAAGGAATATAACATCATACATATTTAACCCAAAAGCTGACCCCAAACTAGCTTATAATCTAGGACCAGATTTTATGTATAATGGCACAGAGGCAGGCTCAAGCACTATAGGAGGATATGAAGGAGATGTGATTGATTTGTATCTTGGGAAAAATTTAGATAAAGCACCTTATGAATTGACAAATAATTATCCAGAAGCTATTTCTAAATATACAACTGAAAAGTATGGCATAAAACGTCCTAGAGTATATGATATAGGTGTTGTGGATAATAAAGCAAACAGAGTCCAGTCAGAAGCTATGGGGATATACCAGTATGACCACCCTGTTTTAGACCCAGGAGGACATGCTACTTATGGAGAAAACGATTTAGGTACTTTACATTATGATATATGGAAATACAATCCTAAAGAATTTATCCAAAGATGGGGAGAAAAAGAGGGAATGTCTAAAATTAAAAAACTTCTAGCAAGAACTGCTGCCAGTTTTATAGACAAACGCGGGGAACCTATTGCCCATATTTGGACTCAACCATGGGAAGGAACTGTAACTACAGATTCACCTTTAATGGGTATTGGTGATAAATTAGGTTTTAAACTCTCAGACAAAGATTTGAATTATATTTTACAAATGCCTATGAAATAAGTCAAAACCCACTTGAACCAAACTTAAAACTTGAATATGGAAATTTGTAATAAAGAAGATTGTAGTGTTGCAAAAAATCATCAAGAACTTTTAGGATACTTGATTGAAGAACACGAAATAGAAATAAAAAGACTACAAGAAGAGATACGCAACCAAAAAATATTAAATATAATAGATAACTATTATGGAAACATTTATAGTACCGGAATCTACTACTAAACTTAATAAACAAGAATTACTAGAAAAGTTTAAAAAAGCATTAGACAGAGCTGAAGAAATAACTCAATGGGAAGAGTTCAAGGCTTATAAGATAAAAGAGCAAGAGCTGATCGAATCTTCAAAAAAGGAAAATGCAGAAATAATCAAGCCTTATATTAATAAATTATGGAATAAGATAGAATTTGGAAATACCTTAGATTCTACAGCATTAATGATTGCATTAGCTGGAAATAATTGTATGTTTTAATATGGAAGATAAATTAGACATTTTACTTGAATTAACTAAAGAAAACAATCTGATATTAAGAAGAATCGCTTCATACCTTTATGGAGCTAAAGCAGATGCTAAAGATTTTATTATAAATTACATAGCTAATATTTTAGCTAATTATAAACAAATGTAGTCTATTATGCCTTCATATATTAGACCATATCAATATTATATTTTAACATTATTTAAGAAAAAAGTTGTCAAAAAATTTGGTTAATTCAAAAAATATTCGTATCTTTGCATCAGAAAATTTAAGAAAACAATTAAATAATAAACTATGAAAGATTTTTTAGAACAATTAACAGAAGATTTGATCAACAACGAACAAGAGATGACTAAACACAGTGGTGGGTACGTTTCGCTTAAAGGTACATTTAAAGATCACCGTAATGAGAATGGTTATACTACTCATACTATTGGCACTGTAGAATACAATATTCCTACGGAAGAATTTGTTGCTAAGATTAAGCCTCTTATCGAGCCTTATGCGAAGAGAACTCTTCATGAGAAACATATCTATTACAAAAATGCATAAAATATTTCTGCAGTGACATAAATCCTGCAGATTTGCCTCAGTAGCTCAGTTGGTTAGAGCACCTGACTGTTAATCAGGGGGTCGCAGGTTCAAGTCCTGCTTGAGGCGCAAAATTTTAATATTTTAAATATGAGTAAAATCAACGAAGATAAAAAGTGGCAAGCTGACTACGATGCTGAAACAATGGCTCGTTATGAGGAAATTATGTCTGATGCTAAAAGAAAAGCTGCTGCTATAAAAGCTGCAAAAGAAAAGGCTTCTGATCTTAATAAAAGAGCTGATATAATGAACAGAGTTGTTAAAGGTAAAACAATGCCTAGAAAAAAGAATTAATATGAACCTTGAAGAGACTATAGCATATTTTAACAAATATCCTTACAGGATGAGAAATGGTGCAGGTTATCTTGCAAAGAGATGTAAAACTTCAGAGAATGTCATAAAACAGGCCAGAGACATAGTTCGAAAACAAAACAATACAATAAAATTTCCGAAAATTCTTCTGTTCGATCTTGAAATGGCACCAATGAAAGCTTATGTTTGGGATAGATGGGATCAAAATATATCGTTAGAACAAACCATAAGTGAAACGTTTATATTGTGTTATTCTGCAAAATGGCTTTATTCTGATACAGTATTTTCAGATAAACTATTGCCTGGTGAGATAGAAACAGGTTATGATTATAGACTTGTAAATGTTTTATGGTACCTTTTAAATGAAGCTGATATAGTAATTGCATATAATGGCATAAAAGCAGATATTCCGTGGTTATATTCAAGATTTCTTGTATATGGAATGCCTCCTGTAAAACCTTTTATAACAATAGATCCTTATAAAACTGTAAAACAAAAATTCGGTTTTAGTTCAAACAAGATGGATGCTGTAGCTGGTTATTTAGGTTTGTCTAGAAAGTTACCCACTTCATTCAGTCTTTGGAGAAGATGTATGGAAGGCGACATGAATGCAATACTTGAAATGCAAGAATATAATATACAAGATGTTAAAGTTTTAGAAGAGGTTTATCTTAAGCTAAGGCCTTGGATTAAAAACCATCCTAACATAGATAACTTTATTGAAGATGATGTATGTCCTTTTTGTGGTAAGAAACATCATTCGCTCATCAAAAATAAATATTATTATACTTCTGTGAATAAATATCCTTTGTATAGATGTGATGAATGTGGTGGTGTTTTTAGAGGAAGAAAGTCAATAAAGAGCGAAACTAAAAATTTAATTTGTTCTCATTAAAATGCTTAGAGGAAAAAACTATAGACTTTTAAAAAAACTTGCAAAAAAAGAACCTATAATTGACACTACAGTCTATTATGAATTAAGTAAAAAGACAGATGGTTTGTATGAATGGTTTTCTGTTGTTACAGATAGAACTGAATACGATCCTAAAGAAACAAAAACATTAATTTGGAAGATATATGAATGACACAAAAAATATAAAAATGATTAAAGGCAAGATTGCAAATGCTGCAATTAATTATGCTCTTGAAAAAAATCTTGAATGGTTTTATATCATAATGCCTGACAGTTCAGATCCGAAAGTTGACGGTATATGTTTTGTCAAAGCTGGTAGCGAAGATTTTATGAACAGCAAGGCAAAATTCTTTGGTAAGACTTGGATGCTTGATATGAAGGACTGGAATTCATACGGTCTTAGAGTGGCTGTTGAAAAGTTTATGAATATCCCATTGACATTTATTAGTGACGATTATGAAGGCTAGATCTATAAGAAGAGCATTTAAAAGAGGACATATTGTGAATATCTTCGGAGATTATATATCACTAAAGCCTTTTAACAATAGAAAAAATACAAGTAAACATGGACAGTCAAGAAAGAACGCAGGACTTAAAATCTTTAAAAGCAAACGAGTACAACCAGCTACCAATTAAATTCTGTGAACATTGTTTATGGATTGGCGATATAGATACCATAGAAATGTATAACACTTCCGTAGATGTTTGCCCATGTTGCGGTAGTACAGATTTTACAGAGGATTTTATTGAGAATTGGGACAATGCTTTTAAAGAAAAATACAAACAAGGATCTTATTTAAATATACAAATCGAAAAATATAAAGGAGTTAAATTATGGAAGAAAATAATGGAAAAAGAACCTCAGAGACCGTAAAAACTTATACTAAAGAAGAGGTTATTGAAATTGTAAATAGAGCTATAAGCGAACAACAGAATCAATATAGTTGGGCTGTAAGTAAGGTTAATTGGATGCTTGACATTATCAAGAATCAGAATCTTTTCAATGACCACATCGTTGAACAATCTGAAATGGAATTGGAACATTTCCTTTTCCCTGAGCAGATTAAAGAAGATACAGCCGAAACATCAACTAAGGAGTAAGTATGAAATTTATTGACAAGGCATTTATAATCCCTTGTTCATCCAGTGACAGCAAGGATTTTTTTGGTGCTTGGGTAGAATATTTAAAGCCTAAACACCACCTTACAGAGACTGAACAAAAAGTCCTTGCTGCCATTTTAAGACATCGTGACGAATTAAGCAAAAGTATTTCAGATGAATCTATACTTGAAGAAGTATGCTTAAATAAAGTCAACAGAGATAGAATAAAGAAAACATTAGGAATGTCTGCGCCACAGTTTAATGGTATAATGGGTAAACTCAGGGAACGTAAAATCCTGTCACAAAGTAAAATAACAGAACTTTATCGAATAAACCCAAATTTTATACCAAAACTTGACGGTTCTGGAGACTTTAAATTGATGCTTATATTTAAATATAGTGATGGACAAGTTAATCAAGAAACAGGTAGCGGAGGAGTTCAATCTGAGTCCGACTCTAGTGGAGAAAATGCATAATGCTTGGTGGAAAGAAATAAAAACTTTATTGGAAAGTTTTGATTTTTATGAAAATCCAGATGCAACTCTGACAGATGTCAATATACCTTATCTTGGCAAATTCATTTTAAACAAGAAAAAAATAAAACATATAAATGGAAGAATTAAAATTAAAAGAGATACAGCCGCTATCAAATCAGATACTAACAACGGCAAATAAGTATGATGAAGCCGTAAAAAGTAAAGGTGGTATTATTCTTGTAGACAAACTTGAAAAAGCTACCAAACTTTATCAGACAGTACTCGCCGTAGGTCCTCTTGTGAGAAATATCAAAGTTGGTGATGTTATTATGATAAACCCGATAAGATATTACAATCCTAAGACAGTACAGAAACAAGAGCAGGATGAACAATCACTAAGAAGTATTATTCGTGTAGGTAAAGAGTATATGGATGTCGTTTTTCCTGTTATTGAAATTGATGGTGAAGAAAGACTTCTGATTTATGAAAATGATGCTGATTTTATAATCAAGTCATATACAATTGAGTAAACAATTATTATAATACAGCCTGGTAATTACACCGGGCTTTTTCAGTTTAAAGACATATGAAACTATTAAATTTAGAAAATTATCAGATAAAGGTATCTGATGAGGCAATGCTTGTAAAACCCATAAGGGATCTTTTTAACAAAGACACTTCAAAAACAAAAGAAGATTTTTATACACAGTGTTCCATAATATATTTCATGGCTGACCCAAGGAGTTCGTATAATTATATAACGGATGAAAATGAACGTTTTGAAGAAATTAAAAAACAAGAGGGTTTGCCAAAATCATACAAAATCACAAAAGATTTAAAAGTTGCAATAAACGCATATAAAGAACTCACAAAGACTTTATCGTCGAGATTGCTTGAAGACGCTCAGGTTGCTGTAGATAAAGTACGTAAATTTCTTAGGGAAGTTGATTTGACATTAGTTGATGAAAAAGGAAAGCCTGTCTATACGATAAATTCTATAACCTCAGCAATAAAGATGTTACCTCAGTTGGCAAAAGATATCACAGAGACTGAACGTATTGTTGCAGGTGAGATAGAAGAAAACAACCGCAAAAGAGGCGGGGATCTTGGTAAATCATTATTTGAAGATGGATTTATATTCAATCAATAATTATGGAGATACTTAATCATAAACAGACACCTATAGAGGATTTGAATCTTGAAAGTCTTCCGAAAGAAATTCAAGAAAAATTTTGGGAATATTACTATAAAGTTCCATTTATTAGAGAACTTACCAAAAAAGACAGAAAATATGCAAAGGATCTTGAACGTGATGAAGAAGGCAAGATAATTGTTGATCTCGAACATCCACATATTTTGGAGGATATGGATTATTTCAGGCAGACTGGTCTTCATTTCCAAAAAACAGGTAGATATACTGATTTAAGACCAAATCCTAATCCTAATTCAGAATATGGCAAATGGATTTTCGAAGAAGTACGTAGATGTCATGAAGGTATGGTAAGACCTTCTGATGGTGAATGGATACCTGGTGATTTATATTATTTCTGGAATTTCACTCCTATGAGGGTTGCAGACGATACCGTTGTCAAAAAATCAACCAAAGGTAAAAAGGAATCCAAAAAAGCCATCAGACGTGTTTCTATGCCATCTGTGTGGGATGGACACTACCTGTTGTTTCATTACTTGAATCAGGCAAGAGATGTCGGTGAACACGCAACAATGCTCAGTGCTCGTGGTAAAGGCAAATCATATATAGGCGCAAGCCTTTTGGCAAAACGTTTCGAGCTTGGGGAAACCAAATATAACTACAAAGAGACAACATGTTATATAACCGCAGCAGGTTCAGATTTCCTTGTTGCTGGAGACCAGACACTTGACAAATTTCAAAGAGATATTGATTTTGTTGCTCAGAATACAGAATTCCCGAGAACAAGATTAAGTAATCGTTTAAATGATATGCAATGGGTTGCTGGTTACAAAGATCTTGATAGGGGTAATGTCGGTGTCGGCAATTCTGTTGTTGGTATTACGTCAAAGAACAATTCTTCTAAACTTCGTGGTACACGTGCAGTTTTATATATCCTCGAAGAAGCAGGATCATTCAGTAATCTTTTACAGGTATGGAATAATATGCTTCCTTCTGTCGAACAAGGTCAAGGTGATAAACGTAAGGTTTTTGGCCAAGCGTTCGCATATGGCACAGCGGGTGACTCACAATCAGACTTTTATGCAATGGCTGAGATGATGTATCATCCTGAAGGATATCATATATATGCTTTAAATAATATTTTTGATCTTGAAGGTACCGGTGGAGGAAAATTTTCATTTTTCTTTCCATCATATCTTAACAATGAAGGATGCTATGATAAGGACGGTAATTCGGATGTTACTGCAGCATTAAAGGAAATACTTAAAGCACGTTATGAAACTAAAAAGAAAACATCTGATATAAATGCAATTATAAAAGCTACTGCTGAAAATCCTATAGTTCCTCAAGAAGCTATTTTAAGGACTACACATAGTATATTTCCTGTAGCTGCAATAAATGAAAGAATTCATCAGTTGGAGAATAATTTGCATGAATATGACGATGTTTATGTAGGAGAACTTGTACAGAATCCAAATGGTGTTGTTGAATTCAAACCTACAAATGATACGCCTATAAGGAATTTTCCGCATAAAGATTCAAAGATTCGAGGTGCTTTGGAGATTTATAAAATGCCAGAAAAAGACTCTGCAAACAATGTGATAGCAAACAGATACATAATAGGGCATGACCCTGTAGATCATGATGAAGCGGATTCGGTATCTTTAAGTTCCACTTTTGTCTTGGATTTGTTCACAGACAGTATTGTTGCAGAATATACAGGTCGTAGGGATTTCGCTGAAGAAAATTATGAAATATTAAGAAAGCTTTGTATTTTCTATAATGCCAAATGTCTGTATGAAAATAACATCAGAGGTTGTTATGCGTATTTCAGCAAAATGAACAGTTTGTATATGCTTGCAGAAACACCTGAATATCTTAAAGACAGAGATATTGTCAAACGAGGTGGTTATGGTAATACCTCAAGAGGTGTCGGTGCGACGAAACCTGTAAACGATTATGCTAACAGTCTTATAAGGGATTGGTTATTAAAGCCTAAAACTATCGTTGAACAAGACAATAATGGCAATGAAATAGAAGTAACAGTACAGAATGTATCCACTGTCAGAAATTTGGCATTCCTCAAAGAGCTCAGTCAATTTTGTGATGAAGGAAACTATGACCGTGTCAGAGCTTTTGGTCTTGTAATGCTTTACAGGGAAGAATTCCATATACTTAATGGGGATGATTTTGAAGGCAGAAAAACTCCGGATAAGGACCCAAACTATCTTGGCAATGATCCTTTTTTCAAAAAGAATTATGATGAAAAATTAGTTATTACAATGTAACAAAAATACTTAGTTGTACATTTTATTCAAAAATAATTAGTATTTTTGCAATTAAAAATTTACATATTATGCAGAATTATAATTGGCCTAGACAGGCATTACCATTCAACAAAAAGACTAAAGAATGGTGTAAACAATGTATAAAATATGCTGATAATAATTCCATCCTTACTTCGTCGGTCATACGAAAAACAGCAGCTCACAAAAAGCTTAATTATGACCTTTTAAGTGGTAAGCTTGACATGTCAGACCTAGCTGCAATATATAACCCTGACAAAGCCGATTATGGGGTAAGTCCAGAACCTATTCAGCATTATCCAGTATTAAATGATAAAATCATGCTTCTTCTTGGTGAGGAAAGAGATGCTCACTTTGATTATAAAATTGTGGTTACAAACCCTAATGCTATCAGTGAAATAGAAGAGACAAAAAAACAGGCAATCCTCGAATCAATGCAGAAACTTATTGAGGACACATCTTTGTCTGAAGAGGCTTATCAACAAAAAATGATAGAACTCAACAGATATTATACTTATGAATGGCAGGATTTTAGAGAAATCAGAGCTAACTGTATTTTAAATCATTATAAAAAAGAACAAAATTTTCCTGCTATTTTTAATGACGGTTTTGCTGACGTTCTTGCAAACAATGAAGAGATTTATCAATGCACCATTGAAGCTGGGGAACCTGTACTTAAGAGACTTGATCCTACAAAAGTAACAATATTCGGTGGTGGTAATTCAAGTAGGATTGAAGATGCCGACATGATTACAATAGAAGATTATTGGTCTCCTGGCAAGATAATAGATGTATACTATGACAAGTTGTCTGCAAAAGATATAAAGACCATAGAAGAATACTTTGATGGTCTTAAAAATGATGACGGTAACGGAGACAAAGGTGATCCCAGGAATTATTTCAGATTTGGTGATTATATTGATAATATTTCCGATGGTGAGGGCGGTTGGATATCGTTCAATGATGGCGTAACTTCAAAAGATTTGCCTTATGATTTCAATGGCAATATAAGAGTTTTGCAAGTTTATTGGAAATCACTTAGAAAAATCAAAAAAGTTAAATCCTATGACCCTCAAACAGGTGAGGAACAGTATGAATTTCATACAGAAAAATACAAGTGTGTTGAAGAACTTGGTGAAGAGGAAAAGACTTATTACATTAACGAAGCTTGGCATGGTACAATGATTGGTACTGGTGATAAAGCTATATTTGTTGATTGTGGACCTTGCCCAGTTCAGTATAATAGGTTAAACAACCCGTCCAAATGTCATTTTGGTATTATAGGTACGATATATAATTTTAATTCAAACCAGCCATATTCTATGATAGATATGATGAAACCCAATGTCTATCTTTACGATGTCATGAAAGACAGACTCAATAAAACTCTTGCAAGGAATATGGGTAAGATAATAAAGCTTAATCTTTCGCAGATTCCTGCAGGATGGGATATTGTCAAATGGTTATATTATATGAAAACGTATGGTATTGCTGTTGTAGATCCTATGAAAGAGGGTGCTAATGGCAAAATGGCTGGCATATTCAATACAGAGTCTACAGTAGATACAGAACTTGGCGATTCTATACAAGCCATGATAATGATTCTCGAATTCATAAAGAACGAGATGTCTGAAATGGTTGGTATTACAAAACAGCGTCAAGGCAACATTTCGAATAGGGAAACTGTTGGTGGAGTTGAAAGAGCAACACAACAGTCTTCTTATACGACAAGATGGTACTTTGCTAAGCATGATGACACTAAAAAAAGAGTTCTTGAATGCTTTCTTGAAATGGCAAAAGTAGCTATGAAAGGAAACAACAAGAAATTTGAGTATATTCTTCCTGATCATTCAAAACAGATAATAAATGTTGATGGTGACGAATTTGCAGAATGTGATTATGGTCTTGTGCTTGACAATACTTATGATATGCAAAAACTTCAACAACAAGTTGAAACTTGTGCTCAAGCAGCTCTTCAGAATCAAACGCTTACCTTTAGTACTTATTTGAAAATTATTGAAAATATATCTCTTGCAGAAAAAATAAAAATGGTTGAACAAAACGAACAAGAATTAATGAAACAAAGACAAGAGGATCAGCAACGTCAGCTTGAGGTACAGCAACAGCAAATACAAGCTCAAACGGCATTAAAGCAAACTGAACTTGATATGGAAGACAAGCTCAACCAAAGAGATAATGAAACAAAAATTCTTATAGAAAATATAAGGCAGATGGCTGCAAATGATGTTGATAAAGATGGTATTGTAAATGAAGAGAATAATGCTGAACTTGCAGAAAAAATAAGAGAATTCAATGCACAGCTTGATCTTGACAACAAAAGACTTCGTATGGAAGAGCAAAAATATAAAGCCGACAATGAAACAAAACTAGCTGTCGCTAAAATGAAACCAAAAACAACTTCTAACAACAATTAAATATGGTAACAATAACAAAATTGCAAGTAGATATCGCACATGATAAACTTATCATATCTGCTACAAATAATACAGAGTCATATAAATTTACTGAAATATGTATAGATACTGAAAAAACTTTTAACTGTAAAAACGAGGAAAGTATTTATGCTACTAAAGTAATACTTGAAAATCAAGAATTAAATGAAGATTTAGAAAATTATGAAATACCTTTTGATTCAATAATTTGCAGTGAAGATCCTGCTAATAATATTTTTTTCGTATGGGTAAAATGTATAGAATATCCACAAAGTGGAGATTCTTATACAACATCTGGATTTGGAGTGACTTTGTCAGTAAAGAATTTTTATGATCTTCTTCTTAATCATATAGATATTGTTTCTCAAAATGATTATGCTTGTAATCCTAGTTGCTCAGATGTAAACTTTATGTTAGCTTGGCAAGGATTCAATCTTGCAAAAACGCTGCAAGATTATAATCAAATGATTAACTATTGGAGAATTCTACATAAATATAATACTTCTACTAGTGCAGGTTGTACATGTAACAAATAAATAGTATGGAAAAATTTCTTTTAAAAGCTATAAACAAGTATTATAAGACTCTTAAATCAGTAGGTTATATTGATGCAAAAGAAAAATACTCACTTTTTGTGGTAAGTACTTTATACAGTATGTATCTTGCTTTTGGAAAACTCTTTGATAAGGCAGGAGTTGAAAAACTCAACAAGTATGTTAAATGTCTTACGACCAATAAATGTGTATTTGAAAAAAGCATTCCTTGTTTTACTTACGGCAGTGATGTTGCTGATTCTTTGATTACTATCATAGATAGTGACATTATAACAACTACTAGTGGTAATACAATAGTATCTACTGATAGAACTACTCAAAATTTTACTGATTTTATTATTAGAACAGATATACAACCAGACCAGTTTGTTGTAGGTTACGACAGTTCTGACAATAATGAATTAGCAATTAATGTAAACGATTTGGGTATATTCTGGGAAGTTGATATTTAAAACATTACATTATGATTAAAGTAAGATTTAAATGGATTAGTAGAGTTAAATTTAATGCTATACCAGTAAAAGACCCTAATACTATATATTTTATATACAATGAGCATGTCCTTTACAAAGGAGACCAAATGTATGGTGGCATACAGACTATATCGTATACAGTAGATGAGGATGGTGATTATATAGTTACTATTGTAAATGGTGATGGTTCTACTACAGAATTACAGATAGCTTCTTCTAATAATTACAACAGATTAAAACAAGCTATAATATTACTACAAGAAGATTTAGATACACATATTGCTACAAAGGGTACTGAAGATACATCTGCTCATGTCAAGTTGACAGATACTCCTATAACTTCGATAGATAAAAATGGTCAAATTACATCTAATCAAGATGTTGCATCAAATATAGCAGTTACTCCTAAAGGTGTAGCTTCTATGATGGATAACTTTAAGGCTTTTTTAAAGTTTCCAAGCTATTTAAAATTTCCAGTAGCTGGTAATGAGAATCTGTTGTATCTTGCTGAAGATACTGGTTATCTTTGGATATATAAAAATGGTGGTTATAATCTTATATCAGATAACTGGAGACGTATTAAAGAAATTAAAGGGATAATAGATTAAATTATAATATTATGGCTGAAAATACATTAGATGTCAGGTTGTTACATGCAGCTAAGACTTTAGCTGACTGGAATAATGTAACAACCATTCCTAAACTTGGTGAAGTATGTCTTGAAATTCAGGGCAATACTCCACCTTTAAACTATAAAATTAAAGTTGGTGATGGTTCTTCAACTTATGCTGCTTTACCTTATTTTGGTACTGTAGTCAACACTAGTGGTAATGCTAGTGTAGTAGTTGTTGATACGATTACTGATGGTAGTGTTACTAGAAAAGTTCTTAAATTCTATAAATTTACTCTTACTACAAGTACAGTTAATGGTGTAACTACTATTACTCCTACCATTGGTGATTTGATATTGACTGTGCAAGAAGGTGATGGTATTAATTTTTCCACTAATACCACAGACACTTTGGTAAATGTTGAACTTGAAGCTACAACTGCTGATACAGCACAGACTATTGCTGATGGTGGTACTTTTACAACTATTACTAAGGACTCTAATAATAAAGCTACTAAATATACTACATTTACATTGCCTTCAATTGCTAATAGTATTAATGCACTTGATGTAGCAGATAATACTGTTATTACAGCTGAATGGGATAGTACAAATAAACAAATAAAGCTTTATTATGTAAAAGAAACTGATGGTGTAGTTCAAAAAGGTTCTTTAGCTTATACTATTAATGCCACAGATATAGCTCCTTTACAGAATATAACCACAACAGATACTGGTAATAGCGGTTTAGGCATCACTACTAATAATAATGTCAAAGATGTACACCATAAAGCTGTTACCCAGAATATTGTTGATAATTCGAGTGTTATTGGAGAAAAAGAACTTAACGTTATTACAAACGTTGATGTTGATTCTTATGGTCATATTACTGGATATACTAAAGATAAGTCTACCAATCTTGTAGCAGCTGATATTAAAGCACCAGTTAGACAATCAGATGATTCGATGTGGAACCATCGAGTGACAGGTGGAACTATTAACATAGGTGAGGAAACAGCAAAGATTAGTAAATTGAGAGGTAATACTTTGGTGTGGAATCAATTGTTAGGTGAAGGCACTTTTGTCGATATGGGTCTTCCTAGTGGTAACCTTTGGGCTACATCCAATATTGATGTTACTCAACCTAATAAGTTTGCTGCAAGTCCATTTCAATATGAAGGTTCATTCTTTTCTTGGGGTAATATTGAAGGACACAATCCTATCAGTACTTCTGATTTTGACTATAACTGGGGCAGTATTAATAGTCAAGAACCTTGGTATGATGGACAGCCTTACGGAGATACTGCTGGTGCAGGACTAACTACTAATATACCTGTGGGAGAGACCTATGATGCTGCCCGAGCAAATCTTGGGGCACCGTGGAGAATGCCGACCACGACCGAGTTTGCGGAGCTGTTTGCCGGCAGTATCTACATCGACGCCACTGGCACCGAGATACCGGCTGGAACTACCGACAAGCGAGTGACGGTGAACGGAATTTTGGGCCTCTACTTACAGAGCAAGACCAACGGCAACAGACTCTTCTTTGCTTGCTCCGGCTACGGCAGTGGTACGTCTTGGGGCAGCCGCGGCTCGTACGGCTACTACTGGTCTGCTTCGTTCTTCTCCGCTCGCGATGCCCGGGACTTGGGCTTCTATTCGGGTGGTGTCAATCCGCAGGGCAGCGACCGTCGATACGACGGGTTCGTCGTCAGAGCAATAGCTAAAACAAGTGATGTAATCATTACAGATCCTAACGGACACAAATACTATGTCAAGAACAAGCAGAATGTTTTTGATTTGACCAAGATGTTCGGTGCTGGTAATGAGCCTACTACTGTTGCAGAATTTGAGTCAATGTTCCCGAACTCCTACTATCCTTACAATGAGGGTGAATTGCTTAGCCTGAAACCTGATGGAGTAAAAAGTGTGGGGTTCAATTTGTGGGACGAGCAGTGGGAGGAAGGAAGTTATGATACTAGTGGAAATAAAATTACTTATGCAGAAAGAATAAGAAGTAAGAACTTTATTAGTGTTTTAAGTAACACGGAATATTCTTTTACTAACCCAACCACTTGTTGGATTAATGAATATAATGCTAATAAGGTATTTATTAGCAGACAATATGTAACTGGACTACAGGCTACGTTTCAAACGAATAGTAATACAAAATATATTACTTTCTTTTGTTGGTCTAATGGCTCACTTGTCCCATACAACCACGACATCTGCATCAACCTCTCTGACCCTAACCGTAATGGTACTTATGAGCCTTACAAAGAGTCTACTTTGGATTTAAATTGGATTAAATCCATAAAGGATAATGATGATAATTTGCTATTTCCTGATGGTGAGCTTCATAGTGCTGGCAGTATATATGACGAGGTAGGGGATAGTTATGCAGTAAAAAGAATTGGAAGTAGAAATTATACCTCGACAGATGATGATGATAGCACTGTAATTACTGACGGTACTACAACATATTATCCTTTAGCAGAACCTATTACTGTCTACTTCGACAAGAAGCCGATGACTTACCCTGTAGACGACTTGGGTACTGAGACTCTATTACCTCAAGGTGTTGACTCTACTACTGGCGTTCCTTTGAGTGCTCCTTTTAATGGTACTTTTGAATATAAGAGTAACTTTAAAGATACAGTATTAGACCTTATAGATAAAGTAAATAATGCTAGAAATCCTGTTAAAGGTGTTACCAATACTAATCAAACTGTTGACAAATTAGCTATATATGATAGTGTTGAAACAGTCAAATCAAGTAATTACAGTCCTAGTAATGCCACTATTGATGAAGGTGCTACAGATAATGATATTATTCTTCCTTCTGTAGCGACTATTGTTAATTATGTCAATACTAAATTATCAAGTGCTTTAAATTACAAAGGTACAATATCTCAGTGGTCTGATTTACCTACAAGTGGCCAAAATACTGGTGATATGTATATTGCAGCTGCTACTTTTACTGAAGGTGGTACTACTTATCAAGCAGGTGATTTCTTTATATGGAATGGTACTGACTGGGACATTGTATCAGGTACTACAAGCGTTGTAGATAATAATCCTACACTTAGTCTTAATGGTAATACATATCAAGTAGGCACTGTTGATGGTAGATCTTTACAAGTGACTACTCCTAACCTTACTTATTCCAGTTCCAGTATTTCTCAAGATGGTCAATCTATTGAATTTATAGACAATGTAAGTCAGACTTATGGTTTAATTAGTGCTACAAAGAAAGCTATCCCTACTGCTACTACTGGAGTAAATGGTGTTAATTACGATATATTAGTACCACCAAGTACATCTTTATGGTCTCCAATATATGCTCCTACTGCTGCTGGTACGAATGGGCAAATTTTAAAATCCAATGGTATTGGTGCTCCTAGTTGGACTGATTTATCTCTTAGTGATTTATCGTTATATTCAAAAAAGCTTTCATATAAACTAAACAGTTCTACTGCTACAGAATTAGGGGCTATCATTAGAGATGCAGACAATGATTTAACTTTACCTGAATTTTACGCACCAACAACAGCTGGCAATCAGTATAATTTACTAATGTCAAACGGCAGTGGCGCTCCTAGTTGGACTAATTTCAGTATCAATGAAGGGGGTTACCTTAAAAAAACTGCTAATGGTGGATGGTCTTTGATAGGGGATTCAAACTTATTCTTTCCAAATGAAGATGTGTGGTTTTATCAAAGTTTACCTCAAGGAGTAAGTGCACTCGATATTGCAGTTGGTGCACAACCATCAGGTATAGAATTAAACTTCTATGGTGGAAATGGAATAATTCTTAAAAAAGTTGTAAATGCCAGTCAGCATGTATTAGGCGTACAAATAAACGCTTCTCCTATTGTAAGCACATTACAAACATTGTCTACTGGCAGTGTTAATACAGGTTATCTTAGAAAAACTGCTGCTGATACTTGGGAGTTAGACCCTTATGGTGGAGGTGCTAAAGAATCTGTAATGAATAATGGTTCAGTAATTACTGCATCTTCTTCAGCTACAGCAGGTCTTAGAAAACAAACTGGGGCTAGTACTTACGAATATCAAAAGATTTCTTTTGCTGCTATTACTAATGATACTGCAACTGGTAATAACGCTGTAACAATAATACTTAATGGTAATTTTAATTAATTATGCCTGAAAATAGTTTAAATGTTAGAATACAACATGCTGTCGAACATATTGAGAATGTAAATGACGAACAAATCCAAGTTCCAGCATCTACCTCACAACCTAAAGATGGGGAAATTGTATTTAATCAAAGTAGAACGAACTTTAAAGTTGGTGATGGTACTACTACATACGGTAATCTACCTTACTTTCTACCTGAAAAATGTGTAATTATTGAGCCATCGCACTCAGATTATTTAACTAACTTTTATTTTGACAATTTTTCAGCAAATCCAGATGCAACAAATTTCTTAATGTTTGAACCATCTGGGCAACAGAAATTATGGTATGATTACTATGCCAATCATATTCAAATATATGCATTGAAGTTAGATAAGTTAAACGATAAACTGCAAAATAATGTAGAATATACTTTTAGTTTTAATATGGCACTTCAAAACACGGATGATGGTGTACTTTTTATTTGTACAAAAGTACCTGTTGACCCGAATGTTGACATAATTTATTCTATATTAAACTGTAAAGATGGAAACGCTGAGTATACTCATCAACTTCAAGATGGGAATTACTGGAGGGGATTTCAACAGTCACTTCTCACACCTTCAACTGCTTATTCCAGTCTAAAAGGACGAATTGTCAAAGTTATAAAACATACTACTACAATAAATAATATAACACATGTTTATTTTTTTATTTACTAATGATATAAATTATGGCAATAAAGAAACGATTAACAGGACAAGACTTTTGTGAATGTCCTCCTTGCGAAGAAAGAAAACAAACAATTTATCCTTATACTTTATTTGATACTGTTATTATAGATGATACATCAAATTCAAATTTATATGATTGGTTATTTAAAGATCTTAATGATGAATATCTTGATATAACTGATTCTCTATTGGATTTTCTTACAAAATATTGGGCTCGAACAAATCCATTTAATCTGCCTATAGCGTCACCAAATATTCTTGGCGGTATAAAGGTAGGCAACAATCTTTCTATAACAGCAGACGGCGTTTTAAATGCTGTAAATACAACTTATAGTATATTTGGTAGTAATGCAGGTTTGGTTCCTGCAAGCAATAGTGCTACAAAGTTTTTAAGAAGTGATGCTACTTGGCAAACAATTGAGTTTCCTGATGCCGTTATTGCTACAAACAGCACGTTGGGAAATGTTATAATAGATGACACTTATCTTACAATTGACACAAATGGATTGCTTGGATTAAATATTGAAGCACTTTCGATACCTAATTTTACGATTACAAATCTTTATGAAAATGGACTTGTGATAGGTATTATAACATCTGGAAGTTTGTATAATATTAAAGTGCCTTATGCAACATCTGAAAGTTTTGGTGTCGTAAAAGCTGGTGAAAACATAACAATAGAAAACGGTATAATTACTGCAAATTTAAATACTATAATCGAAAGTATTACTTTGAATGGAAATACAGCTTTACCTATAACAAATAAAAACATAGATATACCTGTTTTTCAGCCCGGCAATATAGACACGAGTACAAATGGTAGTGCTGGTTTGGTACCTGCTCCTACAGCGGTCCAACAAAAAAGACATTATTTAAGTGCTAACGGTACTTGGCATGAATTACATACTACTTTTGTTGATGATGGTGCAAGTTTTCCAATACCTACCGAAGGCGCTGTACGTGTAGGATCTTCTCCTGGCACATTAAATGAAAATACCACATATGCTTGTTGGAAAGATAACAACATACCTATATATCGAGATGGACGTATCTTGAACAATGGTTGGTTTAATGTAAATATACCACAAAGAGTTGAGAACAGATATTATGCAGTTGAAGTTGACAGTGCGGGTGTTCCTTTCGTTAATGTTCCTTGGGGTAGTATCGAAGAAATAAATATTGCTACACAAGAATCTTTAGGTGGTATAAAAATTGGTTTTACTACAGATGAATCAGGAAGAGATTACGCTGTTGAACTGGATTCAGAAACAAAAAAAGCATATGTGCATGTTCCATGGTCTAGTAGTGGAATAAGTATTGCTACAGATAATATTGTTGGTGGTTTTAAAACTGGATATACACAAACTGGTAAAAATTATCCTGTACAAATATCTGATGGTAAAGCTTATGTAAACGTTCCTTGGGAATCATATAATATTGTTACGACTTCATATAATGGTTTAATGAGTAGTACCGATAAAATTAAACTTAATAGTATATCGTCTGGTGCTCAACAAAACGTAATAGAGAAAATATCAGTTAATGGTACTGAGATCAGGCCAGAATCAAAAACTGTAAATATTGAAAGTTACGTATTAATGAATTCAGAAGACTTATACAAATTCTTCGAAGAAATTCCTGAAGAAGGTGTATATGAAGCTAAAATAGAAGGTTATTATTTGGTTAATATAGAATTAGTTAAAAAAGAATAATGATGAAAAAGTTATTTCTCTTTTTAATACCGTTCATTATAGTTAGTTGTAAGACGATAGAAAAAGTCGTGGAAGTTCCTGTGGAGGTTGTTAAAACCGAATACAAGGATGTTTATCACCACGATTCTATTTTTCAAAAAGAATATGTGAACGTTTACGTCAAAGGAGATACTGTTTTTAAAGACAGTATTGTTACGAAATATAAGGAAAAACAAGTTCATGATACGCTTATAACTCATGATACAATTCCTAAAGTAGTACCGATAGAAAAAATTGTTGAAAAAAAAGTTCCTCAATGGTGGCCAGTATGGTTAATGCTAATATTAGGTGTTGTAGTCGGTATGTTTTTCTTATTAAAAAATACATTTGAAAAAATTAAACAAAATGAATGAAATGGCAAAAGTAAAAAATTCAAAAAATCCTCGTAGAAACAGACCTCATGCTGTTCCGAGAAAAGCTGGTGTACATCCTGGAAGAGGTTATGGAAAAGGTGGAAAGCTGTGTAAGTAAAAATTTATATAGGGTATTTCTTTTAGTATTGAAAGTTATACCCTATATAGTTTCTATAGGTTCTTTGATAAATATGATTTTATATTATTATGGTATAGAATTGAAAATCATGGATTATACATTATCGTGTTCTATATTGCCTTGGCTATTTATCTATATAAGCAGCTTTTTATTTAAATTCTGTCTTTATCATAGAATACCTTTGTATTATATTGCTGTAAGTGATATAATAAATTTTATAGATTCTGTATATGATATACCTATAGATACATATTATTATATGATGTTGCATTATATAATTGCCGGTGTGTTTATGATATTGTTTATCTATTTTAAAAGACATGCAAGAAATATTAGAAAATATTTTGACTGCAATACTTGATAAAATGCATTCAGGGAATTGCAATATGAGCGAAGCACAGTTCGAAAGGGCTATAAAAGCATTACGTCCTTATACATTATATGATCCTTATGTTACTGCTTATAAAGCATATACATATTTAGGTATATGTCCTAAAACATTCAAAACTTTAATTGATAAAGGTGAAATTCCTCAAGGTGTCAAGGAATCTGGTTATTCTACACTTAGATGGCTTAAAACTGACATCTTGGAATACAGCAAAAAATCCGGAAAGATAAACAAACACGGATTTACTTTAGATTAAGAAAAAATACATATTGGTTTTCAAGTTTTTATAAGAGAATTACACACTTTAGGTATTTAAGACTTTTTGTTGTATCTTTGTATTCGAAAAGCTTTTCAAGAATTATTTATAATTAATTTTTTAAAACTATGGATGCAGAGAAAACAACTCAAGTTTACAATTTTCCAAGTGGAGCCAATGACAGTCTGATGCCGATAATTTCGATGTTAAGAAACAACGGTGTCGATGCTGCAACTCTTGCTGCCCTTAACAACAACAACCTTTTAGGTGGTGGTGATGGTTTACTGGCTCTGATCATATTGTTTGCAATATTTGGTGGTAATTTTGGTGGTTTTGGTTTTGGTGGCAATGGCCGTGGTGCTTTGAATATGCTCAACACCGATTATGGTGTACAGACCATTATGAATGCCCTTACTGGAACATCGAATGATATTTCCAACCTGGCAAACGCTTTAAATATTTCTACTAACCAAGTACAGAACGGTATTAATTCTGTAAACACCAACATTTTAGGTATTGGTAATCAGCTTGGTCTTACTGGTCAGCAAGTGATTAACGCTATTCAAAACGGTAATATGAGTCTTAGCACTCAGTTATGTCAATGCTGCTGCGACAATAGACTGGCTATGGCTGAACAGACTAACGCTCTTCAGAGCAACTTAGCAGCTCATGATGCTAATGTCAGACTTCAGCTTGCAGAGTTGAATGGCGAAGATAAACTTGCTATTTGTGAGCAAACCAACCAGCTTGGCAGTCAAGCTGATAGAAATACCAACAGTGTTCTGAATGCAATAGCTGCACAGAGTGTTATGATTAATGATAAATTCTGTGATCTCGAAAAACGTGAACTGCAGAATAAGATTGACGCTCTTAGCAATGCCAATACGACTTTAAAAGGTCAGATAGACAATGCAAATCAGACTGCTGCTATAAATACCTATGTGGCATCGTTGGTTACGCCTATTCAGAATGAAGTTACCAGCATAAAGGCTTCCATGCCTAACACAGTTCCTGTGCAGTGGCCTAATCTGACTGCTGTTAATACTACTCCCTATGTCAGTGGTGGTTTCTATTACGGCAACAACTATGGCTGGGGTAATAACGGCTATTGGTCGTAAGGAGGTACTTATGTGTGGAAATACTCGTTTTTTGAATGGTAGACTGGGCGTCCCTTATCTTAATACAACTTCGGTGTCTGTTACAGACACTCAGGTTGTTTTTACTTTAGAGCCGTCAAGATATAATTTCAGAACTTTTATAGGAGGTATTTACATCAACGTCAATGATACTTTTACAGCTCCTGGTACAGCAGTACCTGTGTTGTTTAAATTCAGTGATATGTTTGGTTTTCATACCGTTGAAGTTCTTGACGCTACAGGGGCTGCTATGACAACTGACGATTTCACCGGTACTGGTGTTAGATTTATGTTTTTAAATGGTGCTAATGATACTATCCAAATACTGTAACTGCCATGTTTAGTTTATTGAGACAAAACAGCCCTGTCTATATATTGGACAAGGGTGCCGAACCTTCATTGAAAGTAGGTACTGTAATAAATACCACACCGAGGATAGGCACATATCAGAATGCATTTAACAATACTATAGATATAGAAGTGCAAGTTGGTGACACTGTTTCAAAGTTTAACCAACTTCCTTCTAATATGTCCAAAACATATTATAATAATTCTATTGTTGTTGCATCTGAAAAAGAAGCAATGCTTACTGAAGTTGAAAACTTTATAAAAAACAGTAAGCAAGTGCTTGATAGCATCCCTTATCATAACAAGGTTGTTGAATCAGGCGAAAAAATGCTTCTTGAGCTAAATCCTCAGATTGCTAAGGAAAAGGCTAATGAAGAAAAGATAAACAAGCTTGAGGATAAAGTTTCAAATATAGACAACAGGCTTGGTACAATGATGGATATGTTATCAAAGGCTTTACAAAAGGAAGAATAATATGACAATCATGGAAACTACTGAAGTAATGAAGTACGCTTCGGATAAAATCGCTGAAGCAATATCTCTTATGAAAGAAGCCAAGGAATGTGTAATGGAATATGAAAAAGAAAATTACGCAGAACGTCGTGGCTCTATGCGAATGAGAGGTAAATATGGCAAGCTCTCTTATAGATATGGTGATATGGATGACTATGATGATGAGCTTCCGAGAAATAGAAGATATTAATCATTCAAGCAGGGAGCCTTAAAGCTTCCTGCTTTTTTAATATATAAAAATTATGAAAAGAACCAAGACGTCTCTAGATAATTATGATATAATACCTGAAGATATGGAACAATATCTCAGAAATTACGGCAAACATTTTAACAAAAAGATGTATGAATGGGCTGTATCTATGATGTATAAAGAATCTGGTGCAAAAATAAAACCTATTTCAAAAGAAACTCTTGAAAATAAATGTCAGCAATACAATATAAAACTCGATAATGATTGTCTTTATGACGGTTGTTATGTATACAGCATGTGTGAAGCTGATTTCTTAGGTTCTTCTATTGTAGATGAGATGCACAAAATGCTTTTTGTTAAAGACATGGTTGACGATCCAGATGCAGTTGATGGATTTATATTCAATAGGTTTTATTCTGATTGTTGCTTGAAAGGAGAACCTATTGATTGGGAAGGGCTCATTTAATGGAAAGTCATGATGTTTATATTGACGACTACGATTGGTATTTAAGAATATATTATGATTTTAATAAGAAGTATATTGATGAACTGGAATTGTTTATGAAATTGAATAATTTCAGTTATGAGTCGATAGATAAAACTTGTAATTTTTTAAATACTGATTATTTAAACAAAGGCGTTACTGTCGTAAATAAACATTCCAGAAAAGCTGTTATCGTGATCACTGAAACAACTTCTTGTGGTGAATTTTTTAATACGATGATTCATGAATTGAATCATTTGTCTGATTTTATTGCAGAGTATTATGATATAGCGCCTTCAGGAGAAGATGTTTCATATATGATAGGAAATATAGGAATGTTATTGTTCCCTAAAGCAGGTAAATTTTTATGTAAGTGTTGATTTAATTTTATAAAATGGAATTTAATTTTGTAGAAATTATTTTAGCTGTAATAGCTATAATCAGTTCTGTGGTTACCCATTTATTAACCAAACGAAAATACAATGGGGAAATTGCCAAATTGAAAGCCGAAACAGACAGCGACAACATTGACAATATGGACAAGTCTTTGGATTTTTATGAGAAACTCACAGAGTCTACAAATAAAAGACTTGACGAAGTTCTTAAAAACCAAGAAAGTATTGTTAATGAAAATGTTCAACTGAAAGGGCAGATTGCGAATATTAACAGCAAACTTGTTCAGTTGACAGCTATTGTATGTACAAAATTGTCTTGTGCTTATAGGGAAGTGGATGACGACATTGTAAAATGTGTATATCCAAAAGAAGAAACAAATAATTAATTGTTTTAAGGAGAGTGATATAATCATTCTCCTTTTTTGTTTTATATTAAATTAAAATACTTTTCTTTTTATGACAATTTTTCTTTTTGTTTGATTTTTAACGAAAAAGTTTTGTATTTTTGCAAAAAAATTTTAGGAGAAATTTTATGGAAGAAGAATTTGTAAATTTAGGTTTTCTTAACGACAGCGAAATCGAAGAAATGTTCCGAGATACACAAGACTCCGAAGAAACTGACGATAATGAAAACAATGACAATCCTGATTCTAAAGAAACTGAAGAATCTTTAGAAGAGAAAACAACAGACAATGAGAAAGACAATGGAGAAATACATGAGACGAAGGACACTGAACCCATAACTACGGAGTCTCCTAATAATAATTCTTCCATTGCTCTAGCTCTTATGGATGTAGGTGTTCTTCAAACTCATGATAAGGAAAGGCTTGAAGCTATACAGACTACTGAAGAACTTGCTGATATTTTTGAAGAGGAAGTTCAAAACAGACTTGATGAACATTCGAGACGTATAGACGAAGCTTTGAAGTATCGTATGGAAATTCCTGCAATACAGAGATTTGAAAACACAATTAAATTTCTTGACTCTATTACCGAGGAAAAAATAGAGGAAGAAAACGATGAAGCTGAAAACATAAGACGTAATCTTATATATCAGAATTATATCAATAGGAATTTTTCTGATGAAGAAGCTCAGGATATGGTTGAAAGATCATTTTCTGAAGGCAACGATGTCAAAGATGCTAAAAAGGCTTTAGACTCTTGCAAGCGTTATTATAACAAAGCGTATAATGATGAAGTTGCAAATGCTAAAGCTGAATATACAAAGCATCAAAAGGCAGTTGAGGAACAGGCAAAAAAGCTTAAAGATTCAATCCTTAACGACAAAGAGATGTTTGAGCAACTTGACATTAATAAAGCAACACGTCAGAAGATATATGAAGCTGTTTCAAAACCCAGTGAAAGGGATGAAAATGGCAACACTATGACGAAATTGCAAAAATATATCAAAGAGAATCCTACAGACTTTTACAAAACAGTGGGTATGTTCTATGTGCTTACAGATGGGTTTAAGAAAATAGATAACCTTATTAAGGGACCTGTTAAAAAAGAAGTCAAAAAAGGTATTGACAGATTATCCAATGTGATTGACAATACTTCGAGGAATTCAGACGGTTCATTTAAACTAAGAAACAGTGTGACTGCAGACAATGAACCTATTGATATATATTCTTGGAATTTAGGTTAATTTTTAAACTATATATAAATGGGTCAATTAAATCATTATTTACCGAGACCTGGTTTTACCATGGGTCCTGGTGTATCTAAGATTAAGCACGTTGCAGAAATCTTTGGCAAGGCTCCTGTACAAATGAGTGATATAGTAACCAGAATGTTCACTGCTAACAATGGTTGGCTGTTTAGTACATTTCTGAGAGACTTTACTCAGGAAAGAGTTTTTGACACTGATGACGAGTATACGTGGAAACTTATTGGTTCTACTTACAAAAATATTCCTTTACTTGAAGCAAGAGATGAAGATGGTGCTGTCATTACCAATGATGGTCAGAATTATGGTAAAGGCGGTGCTATTATACAGCTTGTGTTTCCGGAGAACTATTTCGCCGATGGCGAAGTCCTCGTAGGAGAGCTTAATGAATATTATCAATTTAGAATTCTCGGTGATCCTACAATGGAAGGAAATACTGCAGTCTATACTTGTGAACTTATGTATGGTCAAGAGACTGGTTGCCCTGCAGAACGTCTTCAGCCTGGTGAGAGATTCAGTTGGGAATATGCTCCTGTGGAGAACGAACTCAGTAGAAAAGTGGGCGGTATAAGAAAGGCTGTTCCTACTTCGATGAGAAATGAGTGGACTACTATTCGTAAGTATAACAAGTTTACTGGTGCTGCTGACAGACAGCAAAAACTTGATGTCAGTATTCCTCTTATTAGAATTAACGCTCAAGGTAAAGAAGAGAAAACTGTTATTAATTCTTGGTTCTCCAATGAAGAGTGGATCTTCATGCAGGAGTGGGAGCGTGAGAAAGAAAGAGCTAGACTTTATTCGAGAAGCAATCGTAATTCCAACGGTGCTTATATGAACTTTGGTAAATCTGGTAATGCCATACGTGTTGGTGATGGCTTATTTGCACAGATGTTGTATGGTAACACTAGTTTCTACAACAACTATGGTTCTAATTTCTCGATCAAAGGACTTGCAAACGCTGTTTACAATATTTGTGAACAGGGTAATGTTCCTATGGATCAGCGCAACTTTGTAGTTTTGACTGGCCAGAGAGGTATGATTCAGGTTAACGAGGCAATTCGCAAGGAGACCAACGGTTGGTCTGCTCCGTTCACTTTCAATGGTGACAATCTCGGTATCATCGAGAAGACCTCGAATCCTGCTCATCAGACTTCGTTGGCTTACGGTGCACAGTTTACTGAGTGGCGTGGTCCTAACGGTCTTGTTTTAAAATTCATTGTTGATCCTTCGTTGGATGACAGAGAGAGAAACAAGATTCCTGGTCCGAACAATCAAGGTGTTTTAAGTTCGTACGCTTATTACATTTTCGATCTTGGCACTTCGAGTGAACCTAACATGTTCCTCTGCAAGCTTAGAAATGCAGATGACACTTTCAAATACCGTATCGGCATAAGAAATCCGTCAATACTTTCTGATGCTGAAGAAGTTGCGTTAGCAGCTTAATACCCGGCGGCCTTATATAGAAATATATATTGAATAATCCTTTAAAATGCTGGAAAATCCTTAGAGATTTCTGTGCTAGTTTTCAAAATTTTCAAACATTTAATTATGGAAAATATTAATAATAACAACGTAGAAGAAATATGGAAAACGTTAGACGAATTTCCATATATCAAAATTAGTAACTTAGGAAATATTGAAAAATTGCCTCACAAATGGTGGAAAGGTGGCATAATGCCTTCACATATTGATAAAGATGGTTACATAAGAGTTACTACAACAAAAAAAGATGGTAAAAAAAGAACTATTGGAATTCATCAATTAGTTGCTTTAGCATTTGTCAATAATGATAATCCTGAAATAAGAAAATGTGTTAATCATATTGATTCCAATAGAACAAACAATAGATTTGATAATTTAGAATGGGTTAGTCCTAGAGAAAATGTACGACATTCTATACAGAACGGAAACAGAAAACTTGCTTATGATGTTCCTAAAAAAAGTACTTTGACATTGTATCAAATAGATCAAATTAATTTTTTAAGACAATATTATAACGTTAAAGAATTATCAAAGCTGTTTAATATAAAATATACCACATTAAAAAATATTATTAGAAAACAGAAACAATCAGAAATATTGGACAATCAGCAGCCAAATCCCAAATACGTTGTGGGAGAGGTTCAACGAGTATAATAAGGACTTCCTTATGGAAGGTGGTGTACTCTGAACTCTATAGAGATATAGAGAATCAAGCAGAAATGACTTGATCATTGTTTAATAACAATAGTAACAAATTGGGGGTATAACTAACAATAACATAATCAATTACGATGAAGATAGTGCAGAGATTCACGTAATGACTACGTTAGGTGCTTTAATTCTGGATCCTACCAGATGTCTGGCTTATCTACCTTCTGGTATGGTTCCTGCTTAAAAATGAATATATAAGGGGGAGAGTGATCTCCCCTTTTTATACTAAGGAGAAAAACAATGGAAGATAAAAAGACAATAAAAAAGGTTAAAGAGGAACCTATTTATAATCCTCTTAAAAATGAAGAAGTAACAGTACGTTTAATTTTGAAAAAAAGAGGATTTGTTGATGATCCAAGAAATCCATTATTTGGTGGTCTTGCAGAAACGTCACAAATTGTATTTACTGTTCCTAGGGACAGAAACGGCTCTCTTGTACGTATTTTTGACGATAACGAGGAAGCTTTCTTCGAACAGTATTTAGGCCTTCCTGATGGTGCTTTAAGCGTTTATAAGCCTACAGACAATTATTGGGATTCGAGTAAAGAAAATTGTGTAAATTCTGTCGTTCTTACAAAGATAGATACACATCTGCATCTTAACAAATGGGAAGATTATTTTAAATATAAAATCCTACTTGCAAATACTAATCTTATATGTCCAAGTACTAAAGAATTGGAAGATAGTCCAAAAAATACATACATGTTTGTACTTGTAAATGAAGATCAGGAAGCTGCTGCTACTGGCAGACAGGCAGATATGAAATATGAGACTTATGAGAGTTTTGGAAATTACAAAGATTCTGCTAATGCATTGAGAACGATCATATATCTTTATGAACATAAGAGAGTATCTTCGAACACTAAGCTTGAGCTTTTAAAAGCCAAGGTGTTGTCGCTACTTGAGAGAGATACTACCAGAATGCACGAAATTCTTACGGATAAACTTTTAGATTATAAAGTTATTATCTGTACTGGCGTTGAAAAAGGTATTATTTCTGAAATCAACGGATTTTATTACATAAAGGAAGATCATAGTCCTCTTGCAAATCCTGGTAGTGATTCTAAATTGAACAATGCTGCTGCTTATATTGCTGATCCTAAAAATCAGGATTTGCTTTTCAGTTTACAAAAACAAATTAAATAAATATTATAAATAATTGCCCTAGATGACTTGTAATGAAATGCGTGAGGAGTTTAATCTCTTTTACAACAATCTCTCCTCAAACCAAGCCCCAGGATTATTGGATTATGAAATATCTGTATATCTTACTAGGGCCGAACATATGTTTGTAGACTCTGTTTATGCAGAGTACGAAAAATCAGAAGAAGCTAGAAAGAAGCTTTCAGAAATAGTAATATCAAAAAAGTTATATACTACATCATCCGGTATTGTAAATATATGTCCTGATTCCGTATGTTTTAAGTTACCTGAAGATGTCAAGTACATTGTATTCGAAACCATACTTATGAATAAAAATGCCAAAAAATGTATGAGAGGCCATTCCTTGGAAGTACAGCCTGTATCTCACGATGAGTTTTACAGGATTTATGGCAACCCTTTTAGGTTTAATGATCGAAGAACGTTAAGACTTGACATTTCATATAATGGTGACAAATATTCTGAAATAGTATGTACAGATAAGAATAACATAGATTATTATTTATTACGTTATATAAAACAACCAAGACCTATATTTTTATCTGGTTGTTCCACAAACGATGTTATTGACGGAATAACATTTGATTCTGATTCTGATTGGACTTGTGAACTTAATCCTATAGTACATAGAGATATAGTTCAAATAGCTGCTAAATTAGCTTATGCTGATTATAAAAATTAACTTATTGTTTAATTAAATTTTTAATTTAAAATGACTTACGGTGAAAACCAATTAAGACAATTTTATGTTGTCGATTCAACTCACACGGCTACTCCTAAAGTAAGTGCAGCCGCAAACAAATTTTATGTAAAATATATTGACGCCAAGCGTTATGGTGACAGTTCTGCTGGTACTGAGTTTGTCACTGACAAGATTGACAAGGGTTGCATAAGAGATATCCGCATCTCGAAACCTAAAGGTCTTGTTCTGAAGACCTGGAAAGTTGTTCTTGACAGTAACGTTAATAGCGGTGCACCTGTTGTCGGTGAGGATTACATTATCAATTTTGATTTCAGAAATGTTTTCGGCTTCGGTGAGAACGACAGATATTACAAAAACGCTGTTGTTCATGTGACCAGTGCAACCAATACTGCCGAGAAGTTTTATGAGGCTATGGCTGCCAATATCAACAAACAGTTTAAGACCGAGGCTTGGAAACCTATCAAGGCTTACAGCGATGCAAATGCTGAGGGTGCTGTCGGTGGTATCAGCCTTGCCAGTGTGTTGGATAACAATGTCAAGAGTGTAAGCGTGACAACTGCTTCTGATTCTACGGAATCTGTTACTGCAAGTCTTAACACAACTACTGGTGTACTGAGCGTTGCAATAAAGTATGCTTCTGGTAGTACTGCTTCTACTTTGAACACCACTTTTGCCGCTGCAAATATTACAAACCTTTCTGGTAAGAAACTTGGTGACTATGTTACTGTTACCAATGTTGGTACAAAATCAGCTGTAGCAACTGCAGTTGCTCTTGGTAATGTTCTTACTATCGTTGAGGAAGCTCCTGTTATTGATGTTGTCAGAGGTTATTATGGTCTTGGCCTTGACATGACTGTCAGTTTTGATCCTATCACTGTCAGTGGCGAAGAGACTGATTGGGTTGAAGGACTTACTGAACGTGCAGATGGTCTTATCAAATATCTTGATCCGGATCCTGATTTAAGTACGGCACTTCCGAATGGTCATATTGTTGCCGATATGGAATATTTCTTCTCGAAAGGTCGTGCTGATGTTTATGGATTCATGGGTTATCCTGATATCAATCCTTCGGAGATGATTGCCAACAAGAACAGTGACTATTATATTTTGGATATCAAGTATTATTTCCAGGATAAGGGTATGCTTAATCAGAATTCTGAGAAAGAGCTTACTTTTGCTTGCACAAGTCTCGATACTTTGAAGAACATTATATACGACAGTACTACTGCAGCCAACCGTATCGTTGCCAATGCCAATGGCACGAGTGTCTCTGGTTCTGCAAACGATACTGTGATTTACAATGTAACTTTCTAAATTGATGTTGTTATATTCTAGGGAAATGGGGAAACCTGTTTCCCTTTTTTTGTTATACATAAATTAGTTTTTGTTTTTTGTAATTCACAAAAAATTAGTATATTTGCATTTTAAAATTTACAATTATGACTTTTAGAGAATTGGTATATATCATTACTGATTTAAGCAAGACGATCAGTGACGATTCAAATTTCAATCAAGACCACATATTGTTTCTTGCATGTAAATATAGGAATTATATAATTAATTCACAGTATCTTAATTTAAAGAAGACGATACCTGCATCTAATTACCAGACTATTTGTGTAGATGTTGTTCCAACTGATGACGACATCTGTGGTGTTGATAACGCATTAAAGAGTGTCGAACCAATCCCTAATATTTTACCGTTAGGTACCATTACCGTGAGTCCTTCTGCTGGATTTCAATACGGTAAATTTTCCTATGTACCTTATCAAAGATACAAATATACTGGAAACTCACGTTTTACAAATAAGACTCAATATGTTACAATAGGCCCAGACAATTATCTGTACATAAAGTCTAATAGCCACGACATTGCATTTATTGACAAAGTTTGTATTACTGGTATTTTTGACGATATTCTTGATGTTGCAAAAACCGGTGAATGTATGGACTGTGATTATCTTGATGCAAAATTTCCATTAGAGGATGCTTTTGTTAACAGTCTTATACAATTGGTTGTAAATGATATAACCGGTGGTGCTTGGAGACTTAGGGATACTGATAACGATGCTTATGACAGTACAGATCAATTGGCTCAGGCAATAACACGTTATACCACGAATAGTTTTAAAAACATGATTAAACCTAATGCAAATAACAATAGAGAATAATGAAACGTTTTTTGAATTCTTAAGCAAGATTCATAGCAGACCTAGAAATGGCAAAGGATATTCAGTATTTTCAAGGGAGATTATAAGAAAGATTCAAAAAGAAGATAAATATTTCAGGAAAGTTAAAGATAATGTATTCTCGAAAGTAATACGCAGAATAAATGAATTATATTCTGATAAGCTTTTTACAGAAGGCACTCTTACATTTCCTTATAATATGGGGCATCTTACAATATTTTATTTTAAGGATTTCAATCCTAGTAAGACAAAAATAAATTTTCCAAAAACTTTACGTTATTGGTATGAAAACGAACAGGCTATGAAAGATAACATTACGGTAAAACTTATGAATACCGAATGTTTTAAAATAATGTATAACAGTGGTGGTAATACTTTTCATAACAGACAGTATTATATGTTTGCTATAAGCAACACGCTTAAGAAAAAATTACATTCAAGAATAAAGAGAAAGGATTTTATATATTATGAACCATAGATTTATATCTTTTAAGGAAGTTATGGACCGCATTATGGCCAGTCAGTTTAATTACAATATGACTGAAGATTTGGCTATGAACTATGCTGTAGAATTTATGGGCATTATGGGTTGTCCTGTTGTATTTGAAGACAAACAATCCGTTATCGAAATAAACAAATGGCGTGGTAAACTTCCTTGCGATTTTTATGAGATGAATCAAGTCAAAATAATCAACGACAAGGCCGAAAATAAGCCCTCTGACGTGTTTGTTTATGACTTGAGTACATTTGGTCCTACCGACTCAAAAAGGCACTCTGTAAAGACGTATAAATTGCAAAACGGATTTATATATACTAGCATTGAAAAAGGTAATATTTTGATTTCATACCAAGCCTATAAAACTGACGAAGATGGTTATCCTATGATAATTGACAATCCTGCTTTTATAAGGTCGTTGGTTGATTATGTGGAATATCAAAATGCATATGAACAATTCAAATTAGGCAGAATACCTGGTCAAGTGTATGCTGAAATAAAAGACACATATGAAAAACATGCTTTGCAGGCACATAATGCATTACTTACACCGAGTACTGACCAGATTGAAAGTCTTGCAAGAATACTTAACAGTTTGCTTACGCCTCAATCCGATCATAAAAACGGATTTAAAAATCTTGTAAAACAATCAACATTAAGATTACATTGATATGGCTGCAGAAAAACAACTCATACGTCCTGTTGGTATAAGACAGGATAATCTTATAGGTACTGGTAATTCCAGTAAGTATGCTCATGAAATAAAGAATCTTAGATTTACTGCAGATAAAGATTTCACTACTGCTGTGTGGACTACTGAACAAGGTACATTACAGCATAACATTATTTGGGAAGATACAACTTATGATGATTATCACGAACTTGATGAAGATTTTACCTCTGATACTCATTCTGTTGTAATGCTTGGCACATCTGTAATAAACGATGTTATGGTTTGTTTTTGCAAGCTTGGGAATGATGATTATATTTTTGATGTATGGTTTGAGGGAGATGTTTTAAAAGGCAAAGTTTTGTTTAAAGGAAATCTTAATTTTGATGTGAACCATCCGTTTGAGACAATACCTTACTATGAAAACGAACTTGTTCAGAAAGTATATTGGATTGACAATTACAATCAACCAAGAATGATAAACATTGTTGGTAATATAATCAAAGGAAACAATACACAATTTGATTTTGTAAGAACAGTCTCTCTCAACGAAAAAGTCTCTATAGAAAAAATCAAAGGTTTAAATGGGCAGTTTCCTCCAAGCACTGTAAAATATGCAATAACTTATTATAATAAGTATGGTCAGGAAAGCAATATTATATGGTCTTCAACGTTATTATACCCAACTATAGACAATAGAGGTCTTAAAGATAATGAACTCTCTGGTGATTGCTTTAAAATAACAATAACTGATTGTGACACGTCAAATGGATTTGATCATATAAGACTGTATTCAATATTACGCACA